AGAATTAAAAATCAATAAACATGAGTGAAAAAAAAGTTTTATCCCAAGAAGAAATTACTGAATTAAAAGAATTACAAGCAACATTTAAAAATCTAACAGAAGTTTCTGGCGTTATAGAAATGCAAAATTATAACATACAATTAAAAAAAGAACAATTAAAGTTAAATTTACAAAAACTACAAGAAAAAGAAGGAGATCTTGCTAAGAAATTAGAAGAAAAATATGGTCAAGGAAGTATCTCTTTAGAAACAGGTGAGTTTTTACCAAGTAAATAAACTTTTGAAAAAATTTAGTATATTTATCATAAAAATAACATAAAATGGCAGAAACATTAATTTCCCCAGGAGTATTAGCAAGAGAAAACGATCAATCTCAAATTACTTCACAACCCATACAAGCCGGAGCGGCTATTGTTGGTCCTACTGTGTTAGGTAGAAAAGGAATTCCAAAATTAGTAACTAGTTACTCTGAGTACTTAGCCAATTTTGGCAGTACCTTTACTAGTGGATCGGATACTTACACTTACTTTACTTCTGTATCAGCATACAATTATTTTAATAATGGAGGAACTTCATTATTAGTAGATAGAGTAAATTCAGGATCATTCAGTTCTGCTACTTCATCTTTAATTCCAGCTATAGAAGCTGAAAGTGGTGCTTTAGTAGTAGGTAGAAATATATCAGGATCATTTACATCAGGTGGTGTAGGTGGTACAGCTGGTACTTACAATGGAGTAGCTACTACAAATAATGGAGCTGGAGATAATGCTTTAACATTAAACGTAACAACAGGAGTTGCTGCTGGAAAAATATTAACAACTACAGTATTAGCTAACTCAGCAGGTGGTATAAATGCAGCTACTTCAGTAGGTACATTTAGTGATGTTTCTCAAACATCTTCTTCAGGTGGAGGAACAGGATTAAGTGCAGATATTATAACAGCAACAGGAACAACATTTGCTGCTTCTTCAGCATTAACACTTCCAGGTGGTGCCATAACTGCAGATACAGCAGGAACAACAGGAGCAGTAGCAACTACATCAAGTGGAACAGGAACAGGAGCAACTGTATTAGTAACATCAGATGGTGTTAATATTACAGGAGTTGTAATTTCTGGAGTTGGATCAGGTGGTGCTTATGTAGCTGCAGAAACTTTAACAGTTTCAAAAGTAGATATGGATGCTGATGGTAGTATTGGTACTACAGGTGGTAACTTAGTTATTACAATTGCACAATCAAATTTAACTTCAACATTAACATCAATTACAGTTAATGATGCAGGAGTAGGATATGCAAATTTAGATACTATTACATTTGCAGCCGCAAATATCGGTTCACCATCTAGTGACTTGGTAGTAACAGTTGCAACAGCTGATTTATCAGTAGAATTAGAAAATGCAATTGTAGCAGCAGCAGGAACAGGATATGTAATTGGAAATGAAGTAACAGTAGCATTAGGGTTAATAGGTAACCCATCAGCTAATTTAGTATTTACATTAGTAGCAGATGATATAGTTAATACAAATGCATTTACATTAGAAACTATTTCACAAGGTACTATTATGAATAGTGATGGAGTTCAAAACGCTAATGGTGCTTTAACAAATGGAAATAGAAATAATGTTAGATGGGAAATACAAGCTCCAAATACTGGATCAGGTACATTTAGTCTAATTATTAGACAAGGTAATGATAACTCAAAATCCAAATCAATATTAGAAATATTCCCTAATGTTTCATTAGATCCAAAACAATCTAACTATGTAGCTAGAATTGTGGGTGATATGACAGAAAATTTATTAGGAGCTGGAACATCAGATCCTTATATTCAAACAACAGGATCTTTTAGAAATGGATCACGATTTGTAAGAGTATCATCAGTTAACCTAAAAACACCAGATTATTTTGATAATGATGGTATAGCAAAATCTGAATTTACAGGATCTATTCCAATGGCTTCAAGTGGGGCATTTGGAACAGCAGATGGAGATATTGTTGCAGCAAATCAAAATTACTATCAAGATATTAATAACTCAGATTCTCAAGGTGTTGACGCATCGTCAATCCCAGATTATACAGATGCCTTTAATTTATTAGCAAATAAAGATGATTATAGATATAACATTTTATCTGCCCCAGGATTAGTTTATGCTAATGCTGCTCAAAAAACAGTACTAAATGTAGGTATTCAAAATGTACAAGGTAGAGGAGATGCAATATTTATTTTAGATCTAGAAAATTATGGATCAACAGTATCAGCAGCTACTGGAACAGCAGCAAGTGTAGATAATTCTTATGCAGCATCATATTGGCCTTGGTTACAATTAAGTGACCCAGATTCAGCACAATTAGTGTGGGTGCCAGCATCAACGTTAATGCCCGGAGTATATGCGTATAATGACAAATCAGCTGAAGCGTGGTTCGCTCCGGCGGGTATCAATAGAGGTGGTTTAAGTACAGTTGTTCAAGCAGAAAGAAAATTAACTCAAACTAATAGAGATGATCTTTATACAGGAAAAGTTAATCCAATAGCTACATTCCCAGGAAGAGGAGTTGTAGTATTTGGTCAGAAAACATTACAATCTCAAGCATCAGCTTTAGATAGAGTAAATGTTAGAAGATTATTAATTGAGCTTAAATCTTACATTTCACAAATTGCTGATAATTTAGTATTTGAACAAAATACAGCGGCAACAAGAAACGGATTTTTAGCTCAAGTAAATCCATATTTAGAATCAGTACAACAAAGACAAGGTTTATACGCGTTTAAAGTTGTAATGGATGCTTCAAATAATGGACCAGACGTAGTGGATAGAAACCAAATGGTAGGTGCAATATATTTACAGCCAACGAAAACAGCTGAATTTATTTACTTAGATTTCAACATTTTACCAACTGGAGCTCAATTCCCGTCATAAAAACTAAAAATTTAGATATTTATAATAAAAATAAAAAGAAAATAAAATGGCAGTATTAAACCCAAACGAAATATTTTTCACAGCTTTTGAACCAAAAGTAGCTAATAGATTTATAATGTATGTAGATGGAATTCCTTCTTATATCATTAAGGGTATTAGTGGAATGGGTTTTGCACAAGATGAAATTGTACTTAACCACATCAATACTTATAGAAAAGTAAAAGGTAAATTAAGATGGAATGACATCACAATGCAATTATTTGACCCAATCACTCCATCAGGTGCACAAGCAGTAATGGAATGGACAAGATTACATCATGAATCAGTAACTGGTAGAGATGGTTACTCTGATTTTTACAAAAAAGATCTTACAATTGATGTATTAGGTCCTGTAGGTGATGTAGTTTCTGAATGGATTATTAAAGGAGCATTTATTAAAGATGCATCATTTGGTGATTTTAATTGGGACACAGATGGTGAAGCACAAAACATTGATTTAACAATCGGAATGGATTATTGTGTATTAAATTTCTAAAATTTCTTTTAAATATTTTTAAAAATAGCTTGGCTTCGGTCAAGCTTTTTTTTATATTATATATGTATAATTGATAATTAAGTTATAATAAATAAAATTTATATGAACCAAACAAATAATACTCCGCAACCTTCTACACCTGTAGAAAAACCTCAAGCGGCAGTTTCTAAACCAAAATTTAAATTTCCAACTGAAATAGTAGATTTACCTTCTAAAGGTTTAATTTACCCTAAAGACAATCCTTTATCATCAGGTAAAGTGGAAATGAAGTATATGACAGCTAAAGAAGAGGATATTATAACTAATCAATCTTTCATCCAAAAAGGAACAGTAATAGATAAACTTTTAGAAGCATTAGTAGTAAGTGAAGGGGTAGATGTTGAAGATCTTATTGTAGGTGATAAAAATGCTTTATTAGTAGCGTCTAGAGTATTAGGATATGGTTCAATTTATAAATTTACATATGGTGGTGAAGATTATGAAGTTGATTTAGCTAATTTAGAAAATAAAAAGTTTGATGAATCTTTATTCACCCCAGGTGAAAATAAATTTTCATTTCAAACTCCTCATGGAGAAAATTTAATTGAATTTCAATTAATGACTGATAAAATTGAAAAGAAAGTATCAGCAGAATTGAGAGGATTAAAAAAGATCAGTAAAGGTGTAAGTCCTGAAATGTCAACTAGATTAAAACATATGATATTATCAGTAGACGGAAATCCAGAAAAAAAAGATATTAGAGAATTCGTAGATAATTTTTTCCTAGCACGAGATGCAAAAGCTCTTAGAGATTATGTTGTCAAAGTCCAACCCGATGTTGATTTCTCATTTGAACGAGAATTATCAAATGGTGAATTAGAAGAAATTGACATTCCAATAGGTGCCAACTTTTTTTTCCCTGACGCCTAATCAAGCTATAGAATATAGACATAATTTATTTACACAAATCCACGAAATAGTATTTCATGGACAAGGAGGATATGATTGGCATACTGTATATGGTATGCCTATGTGGTTAAGAAATTTTACTTATAAAAAAATAGTAGATCACTATGAAGAAAAAAATAAACAAAATAGTGGAACTTCTTCAAATGATTTAGAAAAAGGAAGAGATATTCTTAAACAAGCTCAAAGAAATGATCCTTCTAATGCAAATCAAAATAAATACACTGATAAATTTAAAAAAGCATCCCCAAAAATAAACGTCCCAGACTTCGTTACATCAAAAGCTAAAAAAGTTTAAATTACTAATATTTATAACAAAATAGCTTAAATGGCATTGGATCCTAAAATAATAGCAAAACTTAAAAAAGATTTAGCTGAGATAAATAAACTCTATAAACAGTTAAATATGGAGCCGTTATCTATAGAGATTGAAACGGCCGGTGTAGATGATATACTACTTGTTAAGCAATATTTACGAGAAGCAAAAGAACTTACAGAGGATTTAAATGAAGGATTTGGGGGAATGGCCGAATCTATAAAGAATATTGTTCGAGAATGGAAATCAGGTTTTGCAGATCCTACAAAAGAAGCAACCAAATCATTTACTAAATTAAAGGGATTAGCTGAAAAATTTTCGGATGACGCTACAGGTTTAGCTGAAATGAAAGGTAAAGAAGTTGCAGCTAATAAAAAATTAATTGCACTTGAAGTTAAAAGATTAACTCTTTTAAAGGATGAATTAAGTAAAAAAGAAGTCCTTTCAACTGCTGAAGAAACAATATTAGCAAATTTAAATTCTGAATATGAAGTCCAAAAAGAACTTCTTAGTCTAGCAGAAGAAAGAGTAAAAAAAGAAAAAAAGATTCAAAAATCAATGGGTTTAACTGGTGCAGCAGTTAAATCAATATCTGGTGCTTTAGGTAAAATTGGAATGTCAAGTAGTTTTTTTGAGGGCATTGAAGGTAATATGAGAGAAACAGCAAAATCAGGAGGAAAATTTGCTGTAGCCATGACAGGATTAAAAGGAATTGTAAGTGGTATAGGTGAAGCTATAACAGATCCACTTGTTGTTTTTACAATGATTGTAAAATCTGTTAAATTTTTAGTAGGAATATTTGATCATGTTTTAAAATTAACAAACAAAATAGGTCAATCTGTTGGAGTAGCAGGATATGAAGCTAAAAATCTAAAAGCACAAATGCATGCAGCTGGTGACTTATCAGGTGATATGTTTTATAATACTGAAGAAATGGCTGGGGCTTATGATAAGCTTAATAAAGCCGCTGGAATGAATTTAAAATTTAATGCTGAAAATGCTCAAACTTTTCAAGATTTAACTCTTTATATGGGGGTAAGTGAAGAAGCAGCAGCACAATTATTTAAAATATCAGCTCAAACTGGAAAATCATTTAATGAAATGTATGACCAAGTTAGAGATATTACTCAATCTTTAAATGAAAGTTCTGGTTATTCTATTTCAACACAAGATGCTATTGAAGCTATAGGACAATCTAGTGGAACAGTTAGATTTAATATAAAAGGAGGAACAGAAGGTTTAGTTAAAGCTGCCCACACAGCTAATAGATTAGGTTTAAGTATGAATGAAATAGCAGCAGCAGCCGCTACCCATTTAGATTTTGAAAGTTCAATTGCAAAAGAAATAGAAGCAGAAATGTTTTTACAAAAAGATCTAAACCTAGACAAATTAAGATACGCAGCTTTAACTGGAAATACAGCTATGGCCGCCGAAGAAGAAGCAAGATTAATTAAAGAAAATTATAAATCTTTAAAAGGTAATGTATTAGCCCAACAAGCATTTGCAGATGCAACTGGAATATCAATGGATAGTCTTGGAACTGCTTTAAGTAAACAAGAAGAATTAGAGGGTTTAAGTGGAAAAGCTTTAAAAGCTAAATTAGCAGAACAAAAGGCACAAAAAGAAATGGGACAGGATGCTCAAGCTTTTGACAGAACTATGGCTAACACATTGTTACAAATAAAAGCAATGTTAGAACCTTTAGCTAAAGTTGTTGGTCCTATGATTTTAGGTATGGCAAAAGCAATAGGTCCTATATTAAAGAAAATAGGTGATTTTGCAAAATCGGATATTGGTAAAGGATTTTTAAAAATAGCAGGGGTTGGTTTAGGGACAGCTTTAGCAGTTAAAGGATTTAACAAGTTAAAAGCTAGACTAACAGGTGTAAAAACTGGTGACAGTAATAATACTTACACTATGGATGGTAGACTAAGAGTATCAGGAGATGGTGGTAGTGGTAGTGGTATGGATATGTTAAAAGGAGGAATGAAAGGTAATATCTTTAAATATTTAGGTAAAAAAGGAGGATTATCAAGAACTCTTAATAGAGGCCTTATTAGAATGTTTGGTAAAACTAAATTTACTAAATTATTATCTACTAGAGTTTTGGGCCCAATGAGTACAGCTGCAAAGGGTATTACAAAAGAATCAAGTATAATAGCAAAAGCTATTAATTTTGTTCCATCAAAAATTAACCAAGGGTTAGGTAAAGTAGTATCATCTTCTGGATCTAATTTAGAAAAGAATTTTGGTACTAACAATATGTCCAAAATAGCAAAACAAGGTTCATCTGGAAATGTAAAAGCTTCTAAAATGGCTAGCAAATTTTCATCACCAACAACAACAAAAGCAACAACAAAAGCAGCAGCTAAAGGAGGTAATATTTTTAGTAGAGGATTTTCTGCACTTAAAGGGGTAGCTAGTAAGGGAATGGGCATGGTAAAAAGTGCAGGTTCTGCTATAAGTAAACAAGCCAGTAAATTAAGTCCAATGAAAGCTCTTAAAAAAGCTTTTAAATCTCCTTTAGCAAAAGGATTTGGAAAAGTATTTGGACCTATTATGGCTGCTGTAGAAGGAATAGGAAATGTTAGTTCATCTATATCAAATGCTAAAGCAGCAAAAATGGCTGGAGAAAATATTGATTTAGGGGCATTAGGTAAAGAAATAGTACAAGGAGCAGCATATCCAATAGCTAACTTAGCAACAAACTTAATACCAGGAGTTGGTACTGCAATTTCACTTACTGATGGTATTTTAAGTGCTTTTAATTTATCTCCAATAAAATGGTTAACTGATAATTTAATAGATTTAATACCAAATGATGCTTTTACAGGATTAGGTAAATTTGCTGTAGGAGATGATAAACCAGAATCAGGAGAAGTAACAAAATTAGCAACTGGAGGTATTGTAACTGGAGCTACAAATGCTATAGTTGGAGAAGCAGGACCAGAGGCAGTTATTCCATTAAGAGAATTTTATGCTAAATTTGATGAGCTAATAAGTGCTGTAAATAAGGGTGGAAGTGTCTACTTGGATGGAAATAAAGTAGGATATTCACTAGCATTGCAATCTTCCAAAATGTAGTAATATTTATAACAAAACCAATTAAAACAAATAATTATGGCAGAATCAATTTTAAAAATGTTTGATGCAGACGGTTCACGTTTAGGTGTACCTGTATCACCAGCTGATGGAACTATTAATGATGATATTAGTGTTCAAGGTATTTCAAAACTACATGACCAATATTCAAATATTGGAGATCCGAACCTAACATCACCAGCATACAATAATATGGGTGCAGCAGCTATGGGGTATACGAATCCTAGCCCATCAGCATTAGGTCAAAGAACACAACTTTACCAAGAACCATCATCAAGATATAAAAATAACGCACCTGAAGGAAGGTCATTCTAAATATTAGTAAATGCCTTTAATTACTTCTACTACAGCTCTCAACAAACTGAAGTGGGGTTACGATAGATTTAATGCTGGTACATCCGATGGCAGTAACCAACCTTATATCAGACGTGATATCCCAGGGGTTAATGTTGATGATCCAAATCCTACACTATTTAATGATGGTGAAGATCTTCCTGCAAAAACAGGAATTGATTTTTTACTTAGAAATGGATTTAGAGCACCTGCAGATGCTTTACGAGACGTTAGTAGATTGTTTAAAATGTTTACTGATTTAAAAACGCCTAATGGTCTTTTATTTACGGCAGCACAAAATATATTATCTCGTACAGCAGTAAAAACAGAGGCTTCTTATGGAGTAGGTTATGGGAGTACTAGAGAACCTAATTTTATAACAGGTGAAGGTGGAGGAGCATTAAATGAAGGTATTTATACTCCTTTAAGTACATTAGCCCAAGCAGGAGTAGGATTTACAGGTACACATTTAAATTTAATGGGATTAGATCCTACTGACCCTATGTCGGGGATTATAGAAGGTGGATTATTTCCTGGAGCAGGTTTAAATACTTATTTTTCAACAATAAAAGCAAAAAATTCTGCTGCTACATTTTCAACAAAAACAGAAACATATACTGATAAAATTCCAAATCCATTATATCCTATATTTAATAATTTACCTTTAATATTAGGAAGTGAAGGACAAAACAACCCAGTAGAACCTGCATATTTAGATGTAGAAAAAGAAAGAATAGTATCTAATGATCAAAGTGATTTTGATAATAGATTAACAAATCTTTTAGATGTTAAACAAAATGTAAAAAATAATGATGCAAATATTATATCATACACAGGGGGACCAGGATCTATTTTAGGGATAGGAAGTACAAATATTAAATTTGCGGATCAAAGAACAGGAGTAAATAATCTTTTATTTGTAAATGACCCTGGGTATTTTTTAGGGAGTAGTGGTAAAGATCATTATAATTTAAACCCTCAAACAAAAGACTATATAAGTAAATTAGGAGCATCTATATATGCCCAAAAAACATTTAGAGCTGAAGAAGATAGAGAAGAAATTATTACATATAATACAAACGAAATTATTGAAAATGAAAATAATTTTCAATCAACCATAAAAAATGCTAGTTTATCAACATTAGGATTTTTCTCAGCAAGACCTGATATCACACCAGATAATTACGGTGTATTTCAACGACCTTCTCCAGCTATAACTAGTAGAATCAAAGCAAATATCTTTTTTGTTGGAGCAACACAAGAATTTGCAGTAGCATTTCAAGAACAGGCCCCAGCATTAACTGAAGGTCTTAATTTAGGGGCAGATGGAGGAATTTATTTATTTGATAATAATGTTTATAAAGATAATTTAGTTAGCGTAGGTAAAGATGAAGGAGGTAAACAATGGGAACAAAATACTTGGACTTTTACTCAAGCACAAATGGAAGATCAAGCATTATATAGAATTAACCCAGCAGTACAAGATTTTAGAAAAACAATAATTAATGCTTATGAATTAGAACAATCAAGTGTTTTATCATTAGCACCAGATTATGTATCTAAATCAGCAAATAGAAGAGTAAATAGAGGGGATCCTGGAAAATCTAACACTTCTAACGGAAGTAAAAATGTATTTAATTATGGTTTACCTGCGACTCAAATGCAAGCATTAGACAAAATTACAGCCATGCCCATGTATGAAAGTGCTGGTCCTAATACATCTTTAGCTATTAACGACTTTTGTAAATTTAGAATAGCAGCTATAAATAATGAACCAGATAGTAATGGAAGTGCAGTTTATATGCATTTTAGAGCATTTATTGATTCATTTAGTGATAGCTATAATGCAGAATGGTCACCTGTAAAGTATGCAGGTAGAGGAGAAAATTTATATAATTATGGAGGGTTTGGTAGAAGTATTAATATGGCTTTTACTTGTTTTGCTCAATCAAAACCCGAATTAATTCCTATGTATAAAAAATTAAATTATTTAGCTTCAACTTTAGCACCTGATTATACTAATGCTGGTTTTATGAGGGGTAATTTAGTAAGATTAACTATGGGTGGTTATTTATATGAACAGCCTGGGTTTATAACATCTTTAACTTATGACATCCCTACAGAAACACCTTGGGAGGTAGCTATTAATGCTGAAGGAGGAGGAGATAGTAGTGTTAAAGAATTACCCCATATGATTAAAGTATCATCTTTACAATTTACTCCAATCCATAATTTCTTACCTCAAAAACCAAATGTAGCAAATAATCCGGATGAAAGATATATAGCATTATCAAATGCTTTTAATTCAAGAGGAAACTATGCAGATTTATATCCTGAATTAGCTGCAGATGGTGATGGTGATAATAATAGTACAAATAATATTTTAGGTGAATAGATATAATAAAATACAAAAAATTAGAAATACAAATGAATTTGTAGGGACTATAGGTGATTTATATTATAGAACAGTATATTATCCTGAGTTTGGCCCATCAGAAACAGATATTTATGTTGAAACTGAATTTGGGGATAGATTAGATCGTTTAGCATTTCAATTTTATGGTGATGTTACTTTATATTGGATTATAGCTATAGCTAACCCAAATGTTATAAGTTTTGGAGCATTATTCCCTCCTATAGGATCACAATTAAGAATACCTACAAATATAAGTGGAATAATAGATAGTTATAATAGATTAAATGAGTTATAAAAATGAATATACTAGGAAAACCTTTTTCGCCATGGGTTACTAACCAAATAAACACCAGACAAGCGTCTTTAGGTAATAGTACTAATTTAACAAATAGTAACTTATTATATCAAAATGCAAAGGCTCCTTGGATTAGATTAGCTAGCACAGTAGATATAAAGGCAATTGAAGGTAAAAATACTAATTTTACAAAACTTGCTAATTTTGGTATTTCTGATACTTTAATTCAAGGTGATACAGCAGCCAGAAATTTCATATTACAAGGAGGTACTTCTAAAATAATAGATAATGATGATAATGAAACAGGAGCATTAAACTCTGGGTTAAATTTAACTAATCAACTTTATAATGGAGCTTATGGTTGGGGAGGTATAGAAGAAAGAGGATTTGTACCAATGCCTGGAATAATATCAGCTGATGTTAAATATTATAATAATGGAGCTTTATCAAAATCTACCATTAATATGAAATGCTTCTCAAGAAATCAATTAGCATTAATGGATGTTCTTTATATGAGACCTGGTTATAATCTTCTATTAGAATTTGGATGGAGCCAATATTTAAACAATCAAGGAGAATTAATTCAAACAGATAATTTCTTTTCAGACCCTTTAAGTTTTATATTTAACCCTAATTCAGTTGCAAGTGATACCCCAACTCATTTTGATGTTTTAAATTTAATCCAAAATGAAAGAATTGCTAGTAATGGGAATTATGAAGGAGTATTTGGTAAAATAACTAATTTTAATTGGTCTTTCAACTCAGATGGAAGTTATGATTGTAGAGTAGATTTAACAGGAATGGGAGATATGATGGAGTCTCTAAAAGTAAATATAAAATTACCTTCTAAAAAAGATAATGATGTATCAAAAGAAAAAGAAGAACCTGCATCTGAAACAACAGTTCCTCCTATTGTAGCTAATAAAGATAAAACTACTTTAAATAAAGTTTTATTTCAACTTTATGAACAAAATATAAGTGTTGGAGAAGATACTTTTCAATCTTTAAATCTTAAATCTTTCCCAAATGTTAAAACAGAAATTGATTCTGATGGAAAAGTAATAACAGAATTTAAAACAGAAGACATAACAATAAGTAATGGAATGTTAGCTTTAACAGGAACTACTACTGATATAGAAGGAAATTCATCTCCCCAAGTATATATAACATTTGGTTCTTTATTAGCTTATATCCAAAAATATTTACTTCTTTATAATAAAGAAGGTACTCCATTGTTTGCATTTGATGTAAATTTTAATAATCTACCAATAGATGAAAATTATATAGTTTCAATCCCAGGACAATTTTCAGCAGATCCTTTATCATGTTTAATACCTTATAAAGGTCTTCCTGAAGGTATAGCTGATGATGCTAAGATAGTTGACACTAATGTTAATGATACTTTATTAAAAAATCAAAATACTTTTTTAACAGATAATGAATATTTAGGAAGATTAACAGGAATTTATTTAAATATAAATAATATAGCAACAGTTTTAGATTCTTCACCAAGAGAAGAAGATGGAAGTTTATCATTACTTTCATTTTTAAATAATGTAATAACATCTTTCACTCAGGCTTTAGGGGGTATTAATATGATATCTATTAAAGTTGATGAAGTGACACAACAAATAAAATTCATCGAAAATCAACCCCAAAGATTTACACAAGAAGAATCTAATGAAACTTATGCTAGATTTAATACATTTGGTGTAAAACCCAATGCTGAAGGTTCTTTTGTAAGAAATATAGTTATGGGAGGAGAATTAGGACCTAAATATGCTTCAATGATAGCTATTGGATCACAAATAAGTGGAAATAAATTATCAGCAAATGCCACAGGATTTTCTACATACAATTTAGGTTTAGAAGATAGAGTCATTCCACAAAAATTAAACCATGATTATGACGCTGGAACTGAAGCAGATGCTAATGCTGAAGTAGAACTAACTATAGGAGATATATGGAATAAACAAATTAATTATAAAGAAGGAGAATCAGATAAATCATTATTTGAAAGTATATATAATAGTAGACTTTTTATTACAGAAGATATTAATGCCCTAAAAGAATTAAATTATAATTTTATAAATCAAATTAGTGGAAAGTTAGTAGAAACAAAGCAACTCCAATCACCTTCATTTCTACCTTTTAATTTAAGCATTGATATAGATGGTTTATCTGGAATAAAACTATTTGAAAGATTTTTAATGGATGATTCGATACTTCCCCCTTCATATGGAGAAGGAAATGTAGATTTACTTGTTAAATCTTTAAACCATACAATTGATTCTTCCCAATGGATAACATCAATAGATACTCAAGCAGCACCTTCTCAAAAATTAGATCCTGTATCAAAACCTAATAGATTATTATCAACTTCAACAAAACAAAGTAATGCTAGTGGAGGTGGGGGAAGTCCTGTAGGAGAATTAGGAGAAATTGCTTCATTAACTTCTGGTTATCCTATGGCTAAAATTTTCTATGATGGTCCTACATCTAAAACCCAAATTGTGATTCATCATACTGCAGGTAGACAAAATATAGCAAATACTATTAAATCATGGAGTAAAAGAACAGATCATGTAGCTACTCATTATATTACTAATAATGAAGGTGAAAAAGAACAACTATTTGCTGACACAGCTTGGGCAAATCATTTAGGTGTTAAAAGTTCAACTTTTAAAGCTTTAGGAGTTACTTATCAAAATTTAAACAAAACTAGTTTAGGGATTGAAATGCAAGCTTTTGGAGGGTTAAAGGAAAGAGATGGAAAATATTACACCTATGTAAACTCAGAAATCCCATCATCAAATGTAGCACAACCTGTAGATAAAAATGGAAATCCTACAACTTATAAAGGTTATTCTTTTTATGAAAAATATTCGTCTTCAAACATTGCTAGAGTTAAAGAAATAGTAACAGGATGGATGGGTAAATATGGAATTCCTTTTGTATATGACTATGATGTTTTATTTCCTAGTACTTCAACAGTTTCATTAGCAGCATTTGAGGGTACATCAGGAGTTTATACTCACAATTCATTTAGAACTGGAAAATCTGATGTATTCCCACAAGCAGAATTAATTCAAATGTTTAAATCAATAGCAACTAAAATAGTATAATGTATATTCCAAAAAATAGAATAAAACCAAACCTTTACACCCCAGGGAATGAATTTTTAATTAAATCATCAGGTGAAAGCTACAGAGGATATTACCATAGCCTTTACACAGGAAAGTTTTATACAGGAAAAACACAAAATGCTTCTAATATTAGGGAAATTATAAGATATGAAGTACCAGAATTAGAAGGCACACCTAATTTACCACAAAATTTAGAAAATACAAATGTTATTGCTTTATTTTTAAATGATCCTGATCCTTTAGTAAATGAAGATAAATGGAATCAAAAAGATATTGTAACATTTCTTGAATTAAACGGAAAAAGTACAATTGATGATGACCCTAAAAATACACCTTATCAAAGTTACCCTAAACCAACAGAAGATGATTACAAATTAGGAACATTTACAAGATATTTTGCGGTTAAGGTAAATGAAAATACATTTTTAGAATTAAATGAAGAAGTATATAAAAAACTTACCAAACAGGATACAAATTGGACTTGGGAATTATGGACTTGTTTTAAAATACAATGGACATTAATTGGTGGTATAAAAGAAATTGGCAGTGCTAATAGAAATCAAGTTTTAATAACTGAACAAAGGTTAAAAAGAAAAGGATTACAAGCTTTTTTAAGAGGTGATTATGTTAAATTTTCTAAAAGACCTAAATTTAACTAGGAGTCCCTATTATAATTTTGTATATTAATCAAAATAATAGTTATGTTTTGGTTAGTTGAAGATAATAAACAATTAGAAATATTTAAGAATTATTGTAAAGGTGATGTTTTTATTGAAATAATACCTTATGATAATAGAGAGCACCCTACTCAAAATGAAATATGTGCTATTTATATTCGCCCGTTAAATTCAACTAAAGGTTATATTTTACCCACATCCCATAGTGAAACTTTAAACATTGATTTATACGTTATAAAACGCGTATTAAACATGGTAGATAATATATATGTGCGTGATAAAAAAGAATTTTTACACTATTTAGTTTTCAAAAATCTTTTAGACACAACACTTAATGGTCCTACGTATATACCAGAATACACTAAAACTCATAACTATTTTTATAATCAATATCCTAATAAAAAAGACATAAATAGAATAATACCTATTGTCAAACATTATGAATATTGTGAAACTATATTTAATGATTTAAAAGAAAAAATAAATGAACCAATCAATGACTTTTACAACAACAGAGCTACAGTGGTGTTCAACGCCTTGGAGCGAAGTGGAATACGAATTAATAGAGAAAAATTTGAATCGCACTTTCACCCTACCGATAGAGACATCACTTACACTCAATACAACTTTAAAACAACAACAACAAGACCATCTAACAAATTTGGAGGAGTAAATTATGCGGCACTTAATAAAGATAATGGATGTAGGGAAGCTTTTATACCACATAATGATAAATTTATTGAGCTTGATATTGGTGCTTATCATCCTACTTTGCTTGGGTTGTTGGTTAATTATAATTTTGGTAATGAAGATATTCACCAAGCATTTGCGGAAATGTATGGAGTGGATTATAAAAAAGCAAAAGAATTAACTTTTAAACAACTATACGGAGGAGTATTCGAACAATTCAAAGATCTGGAATTTTTTAAAAAAGTTCAAGTATATGTGGATGAGATGTGGGAAAAATTTAATCGAGAAGGTTATATTGAATGTCCTGTTTCAAAGTACATTTATAAAAAAGAAAAATTAGATGAAATGAAGCCTCAAAAACTTTTAAATTATCTACTACAAAACTTGGAGACAGCCATGAATATTCGTATATTATGGGATATATTTAAATTATTAAAAGGACGCAAAACTAAATTAGTATTATATACTTATGATTCATTTTTGTTTGATTTTAGTGAGGAAGATAAAAATTTAATTAAAGAAATTAAAGCTATATTTACAACATATAAGCTTAAAATAAAAGAAAGTTATGGAAACACCTACAATTTTAAATAATTCAGTCAATATGTATACCGTAGACGACTTCTCTGAATTCGCTACATTAAATATAAAAGATTTGAATAATAAATTATTTTGTACTTTTACTACGTTAGAGGAATTAGACCCATTAATAAAGGGTTTAACTTCTACTTATAACATAATGTATAATAAAATATTTGTTTTACATGTTAAAAGTAATGACGAGTATGTATGTACTTATAATATAGATCAAGCTAATTTAAGTTCTCTCCCAGAGAATACAATTTTAGTACATAGAAAAAAAGAATCAAATACCTTATATACTATTAATGCTTTAAATGAGTTAATTAAAAGATTAAATGGTGGGGTTGTTGACACAAAGTTTCCGATTACATGGGAACATTATAGAAATACTATATTACTAACTCAAAGAGATGAGTTAAAAGAATTAAAGACAAAAATTTATAAAATTCTTGAAGTATAGTTAGGCAAATCGAACATTCGTTCGTATATTCATCACATTAATAAACGTTATAAAACAAATTAAAAGTTATCTATTATGGATTTAAATGCAATCAAAAATCGCTTGGAACAAATGAACAAGCAAAGCTCTGCTAATAGTGGAGGCGGTAAATCACTATTTTGGAAACCATCAGTTGGTAAAGAAGTAGTTAGAGTAGTACCCAACAAATATAATAAACAATTCCCATTTACAGAAATGTTATTTTACTATGGCATTGGTCAAAGAGTAATGGCATCTCCTCAAAACTGGTCTGAAAAAGATCCAATTCAAGAATTCACTAAACAACTGCGTAATAGTGGTGATAAGGAAAATTGGAGGTTAGCTAAAAAATTAGATGCTAAAACACGTATTTTTGCTCCTATTATTGTAAGAGGACAAGAAGACGAAGGGGTAAAATTGTGGCAATTTGGTAAAGAAGTTTATCAAGATTTCTTAAATATGGCTTCAGATGAAGAAATTGGTGATTATACTGATATTGTAGGAGGTAGAGATATTAAGTTAACTACAGTAGGACCTGAAGTAACAGGAACTCCTTATAATAAAACGTCGGTTGGTCCTTCTCTTAAAACTTCACCTTTATCATCGGATGAAAATTTAGCAGAGAATCTTCTAAATAATCAACCAAACCCACTTGAAGTATTTAAAAGATTTTCATTTGATGAAGTTAAATCAGCACTACAAGATTATTTATCTGATGGTGAAACAGAGGTTGTATCAACTACTACTTCTTCTTCACCTGCTGCAGCTCCAACAAATAATTATTCATTGGATACTAACAAGTCAAAATCTAAAGCTGATCAATTTGATGACTTATTTTCAGATGATAAAAATAAATCAGACGATTTACCGTTTTAATAAATAGTATATGGCGAGAAAGAAAAAAACACTAGGGGAAGCAGTCTCTAAAGAAATACAATCAAATTTTAATTTAGATGCTTTTAAAACTAAAAAAGGTTTAAAATCTAATATTAAATTTAAAGATCAAGACTGGATTCCAATTTCGTCAGCATTCCAAGAGGTAACTTCAATTCCGGGTATTCCTATGGGGCACATTGTGCTCCTTAGGGGTCACTCAGATACTGGAAAAACAACAGCACTTTTGGAAGCAGCTGTATCAGCTCAAAAAAGAAACATTCTACCAGTTTTTATTATTACTGAGATGAAATGGTCTTGGGACCATGCTAAAATGATGGGGTTAGAGGTTAATGAGATTAAAGATGAAGAAACAGGTGAAGTTGAAAATTATGAAGGTAATTTTATTTATGTAGATAGAGAAACTATTAATTCTATTGAAGATGTAGCTGGGTTTATTTTAGATTTAATTGATGAACAAAAGAAAGGTAATTTACCATATGATCTATTATTTCTATGGGATTCTATTGGATCTGTACCTTGTGAAATGTCTATCAAATCTAATAAAAATAATAATGAATGGAATGCCGGCGCAATGTCAACTCAATTTGGTAATAGTGTAAACCAAAAAATAACACTATCAAGAAAAGAATCATCACCATTTACTAATACGTTGGTTTGTATTAATAAAGTATGGACATTAAAAGCTGAGTCTCCAATGGGACAACCCAAATTAATGAATAAAGGAGGTTATGCTATGTGGTTTGATTCAACATTTGTAGTTACATTTGGTAATGTTATGTCAGCTGGAACTTCAAAAATAAAAGCTATTAAAGACGGTAAACAAGTTGAATTTGCTAAAAGGGTAAACATTCAAATTGATAAAAACCATATTAATGGTGTTACTACTAGAGGTAAAATTGTTATGACCCCCCATGGATTTATATTAGATAATGATCGAGAACTTAAAAATTATAAAGATGCTCGAAAAGAAGATTGGGCAGCTATTTTAGGTGGTGGAGATTTTAGAGTAGTTGAAGAAGGTCAAGCATTTACAGATATAACATCTTTTGAAGACGAGCCACAATAAATTTTGATATCGGGAATATTTTTCGTATATTCCCGTATAAAATAAACTAAATGAAACAGAAAGAATTATTTAAACTCCTGGATAACATTCAGGAGCAAGGGGAAGGTACTGTAATAAATAGTGAAAGAGTTCTATTAATAGATGGGTTAAATCTATTTTTTAGGAATTTTGCAATGATGAATATGGTTAATCCTGATGGGGTTCATGTAGGGGGTTTAGGTGGTTTTTTCCGTTCACTAGGTGCTTTAATTCGTCAAATAGATCCAACACAAGTATATGTTGTATTTGATGGGGCTGGATCAGCTAACAATAGAAAAAATATAATCCCAGAGTATAAATCAGGTAGAGATTTACAGCGTATTACTAATTGGGATGCTTTTGATGATTTAGATGATGAACATGATGCTAAAGTAGATCAAATGGTAAGAATAATTCAGTATTTAAAAACATTACCTGTTAAAACTTGTAGTATTGATAAAGTAGAAGCTGATGATATAATTGCATATTTTAGTAAAATCATACCCCAAAAACCAGAAGACAAAGTGTTTATAGTATCTTCTGATAAAGACTTTATACAATTAGTAAATGAAAATGTTATTGTATATCGTCCTATGGAAAAAGAATATTATACAGAACAAACAGTAATTGACAAATATAAAATGTCTCCTAAAAACTTTATTTTACATAAAACTTTATTAGGAGATAATTCTGATAAAATTAAAGGTGTTAAGGGATTAGGTGAAAAGGGGTTGTATAAAAAATTTCCTGAGTTAATGGAACGTGATATGACTCTAGAAGATATATATTCTATATGCGAATCTAAATTTAAAGATCATGTAGTGTATGCTAGAGTAATTCAAAATATAGATGAACTAGAAAAAAATTATAAGGTTATGGATTTAGATAATCCTATGATTAGTAAAGATGATGAAAAATATTTAAATGAAGTTGTCAATTCAGAAATACCTCCATATATTCCAGAGCAATTTGTAGCATTTTACAACCAAGATAAACTTGGGGGTATGATACGAAATGTTGAATTTTGGGTAAAAGAAATTTTTGAAAAATTAGTTATAAAAAAATAAGTTACATGACATTAGTAAATTTAAACCATTATGGTATTCACTTTCAAATTAAAGCAATTTCCTCATTGCTTACACATAAGCAATTTTTAATTAGTATACATGATGTGTTAAGTGAAGAATATTTTGATAACCAAGCACATAAATGGATTATTAAAGAAATATTAAGGTATTATGACAAATACCATACTACTCCTTCAATGGATATTTTAAAAGTTGAGGTTAAAAAAATAGATAATGAAGTATTACAACTATCCGTTAAAGAACAACTTAGAGAAGCATATCAAGCTTCTGAAGAAGATTTAGAATATGTACAAGAAGAATTTTCAACATTTTGTAAAAATCAACAATTAAAAAAAGCATTACTTAGTAGTGTAGATTTACTTAAAGCTGGGGATTTTGATGGTATTAAACATTTAGTAGAATCTGCTTTAAAAGCAGGTAATGATAAAAATGTAGGACATGAATATAATAAAGACATTGAAACCAGATTTAGAGAAGATGCTAGAACTACTATTAGTACACCTTGGCCTAAAATTAATGAATTACTACAAGGAGGATTAGGAAATGGAGATTTTGGCCTTATATTTGGTAACCCAGGAGGGGGTAAATCTTGGTCGTTAGTAGCATTAGGGGGTTATGCTGTAAAAATGGGTTATAATGTAATTCATTATACTTTAGAATTAGGAGAAGCTTATGTAGGGAGAAGGTATGATGCTTTTTTCTCACAAATCCCAGTTGATAGAATTCTTCAAAACAGAGAAAAAATTGAAGATATAATTCCCCAATTACCTGGAGAATTAATTATTAAAGAATTTCCAACAGGAAGAGCAACTATGTCTACTATAGAATCACATATATCTAAAGTAGGAGACTCAGGGGTTAAACCAGATTTAGTAATAATAGATTATGTTGATCTTCTTGGTACAAAGAAAAAAACAGCTGATCGTAAGGGTGAAATTGATGATATTTATACAAGCACTAAGGGATTAGCTAGAGAATTAGATATACCAATTTGGTCAGTTTCTCAAGTTAATAGAGCTGGTGCAAAAGACGATATTGTAGAAGGAGATAAGGCAGCAGGATCATATGATAAAATTATGATTACTGATGTATGTATTTCCCTTTCAAGAAAAAAAGCAGACAAAGTAAATGGCACAGGAAGATTTCACATTATGAAGAATAGATATGGTATTGATGGTTTAACTTTTGGTGTAAAAGCTGATACTTCAACAGGACATTTTGAAGTAATAGATTACAACCCTGAAGATTATGAAAAAGAACCAACTCAACCTATAAACGGTTTTAATAATGATCTTGATACTTTTGATAAACAGTCATTAAAAAATAAATTTTTCGAATTAAATACATAAAAATAAATGAAAAAATCACTTTTAAGAGAGCGTATAGTATATAAACCTTTTGAATATCAAGAGGCACATGATTATTGGATGAAACAACAACAAGCACATTGGTTACACACAGAAGTACCAATGATGAGTGATGTTAATGATTGGAAACAAAATTTATCAGAAACAGAAAAAAATATTATAGGTTCAATTTTAAAAGGATTTGCTCAAACAGAAACAGTAGTAAATGATTATTGGACAAGTTTAGTTACTAAATGGTTTAGAAAACCTGAGGTAATTAAAATGGCTGTTACATTTGGGGCATTTGAAACCATTCATGCTGAAGCTTATTCTTTGTTAAATGAGGAATTAGGTTTAGATGATTTTAGTGAATTTTTAGAAGATGAAGCTACAATGGCTAAAATTGATGCTTTAACTACTGTAAGAGATAGTCATGATGGGACTCCTGATTGGCATGAAAGAGCTAAATCATTAGCAATATTTTCAGCATTTACTGAAGGGGTAAATTTATTTTCTTCATTTGCAGTTTTATTATCTTTTAAATTAGATAATAAACTTAAAGGAGTAGGACAAATTGTTGAATGGAGTATTAGAGACGAATCATTACATTCAGATGCTGGTTGTTGGTTATTCAGAACTCTTTTAAAAGAACACCCGGAATTTGACACCCCCGAACTTAAAGCTGACATTGAAGAAGCAGCTCGCTTATCATTAAAGTTAGAATTAGATTTTATTGATAAAGTATATGAAATGGGTGATTTAAAAGGATGTCCAAAATATGATTTAGTATCATTTATTAAACATAGAGTAAATACTAAAATGAGTGATTTAGGCTATGGTGCTATAGTTAATGGTATAGATCAGGATGCAGTAAAAAGAATGAAATGGTTTGATAGTCTATCAGGTGGAAAACAACATACTGATTTTTTCGCAAATAGAGTAACAAACTATAGTAAAGGAGTTCAAAATTGGGACGCAAATAGTTTATTTTAAAATTATGGAAAATAACGCATTACAAGTAGATTATAGTAATTGGGAAGCTGGAAAACAATATCCAGAGTGGATGGATGAAATATCTTTAGCTACAATAAGTAAAGGATATTTACTCCCAGGAGAAACAGTGAAATCAGCATATAGAAGAGTTGCTAATGCATCTGCTGTTAGACTTAAGAAGCCAGAACTATCAAATAAGTTTTTTAAACTTATGTGGAATGGTTGGTTAGGTTTAGCATCACCTGTTTTATCAAACATGGGTACAGATAGAGGATTACCTATTTCATGCTTTGGTATTGATACACCTGATTCTATACGTGGTATAGGGTTAACAAACGCAGAACTAATGAAATTAACAGCATCCGGTGGAGGTGTAGGCATTTCATTAAATCGCATTAGAAAACGTGGTACTGAAATAGCAGGAAATGGTAAATCTGAAGGTGTAGTACCTTGGGCTAAAATTTATGATTCATCAATTATTGCTACTAATCAAGGAAATGTTAGAAGAGGGGCAGCATCAGTAAATTTAGATATTGAGCATGGAGATATAGATGAATTTTTACAAATTCGTAGACCTAAAGGTGATCCTAATAGACAATGTTTAAACTTACACCAATGTGTAGTTGTTGGAGATCCTTTTATGAGAAAGTTAGAAGCAAGAGACCCAGAAGCAATGAATAGATGGGCTACTGTTTTAAAATCAAGAATGGAGACAGGAGAACCTTATATAATGTATAAGGATAATGTAAATAAAGATAACCCAATTGCATATAGATTAAATAATTTAGATGTAAGTATGACTAATATATGTTCTGAGATTACATTATTTACAGATGAAGAACATTCATTTATATGTTGTTTATCTTCTATGAATTTAGCAAAGTATGATGAATGGAAAGACACAGATGCTGTTGAATTATCAACTTGGTTTTTAGATGGTGTAATGCAAGAATTTATTGATAAATCAAATGGTAAAGACTCATTAAGAAGAACTCATCAACATGCTAAAAAAGGTAGAGCATTAGGTTTAGGTGTAATGGGTTGGCATTCATTTTTACAACAAAAGGGATTACCATTTAACTCAATAGCATCTACAGCTCATACTCATAACATTTTTTCAGATATTAGAAATAAAGCAGAAAAAGCATCTATGGATTTAGCTTCAGAATATGGGGAACCATTATGGTGTAAAGGAACAGGAATGAGAAATACTCACTTAATGGCAATTGCACCTACAGTATCTAACTCAGTAATTGTAGGAGGTATTAGTGCAGGTATTGAACCTTTACCCGCTAACATTTATACATTTAATGGAGCTAAAGGAACATTTATTAGAAAAAATAAAGAATTGCAAAAAATATTAATTGCTAAAGGGGAAGATAAAGATAAATGGTGGGATCAAATGTTATCTGAAGATGGATCTGCACAAGGAATACCTGATAATATTTTATCCCCAGATGAAAAAGAGTTATTTTTAACTTTTCCAGAAATTAACCAATTAGAATTAGTGCGACAAGCAGCTATTAGACAAAGATATATTGACCAAACTCAATCTTTAAATTTATCTTTTGATGTAAATGATTCCCCAAAATGGATTAATCAAGTACATTTAGAAGGATGGAAATTAGGAATTAAAACATTTTATTACTTAAGAACTGATTCTGTTATTAAAGGTGATTTAGGTTCTAGAATGGCAGATTGTATATCTTGTGATGGATAAATAAAATAATATAGTTATAACTAATAATTTAAAATAAAACAAAAAACAAAATGAAAAAACTATTGACACTTTTAATTGCATCTACTTTATTAGTAGCATGTAATAATACTAATAAAAAAGCAGAAGTAAAAACATCTCCTGCTAAATTTACTTTAACAGTAATTAATAATACTGACCAAGATATGAAATGGGAACAAAGTTGGGCGATGACAGGACCAGATTCTGGAGTTGTAGCTGCAGGTGATACAGTTGAATTATCTTCTAATGAAGTTGATTCAGATCATATTAATGTTTACCCAATGCCTCCTAAAAGCGTAGATCAACCAAACCCAGGAAATGGGACGTTTAATATGCAATATGGTTGGGATGGACATATAGCGCGTGTTTATTGTGATAATGTATGTAATAAAGGGTACCCAACAGAACAATTTAATTATGAAGGTACAAATTGGATATACGCAACTAAATGGTTAAAAGATCCATCAGTACAAACTAATACAACAAATACAGTAACTATTACAACTGAAGCATACACACCCCCAGTAGTAGAAATAGTAAAATAAACTAAAAAAGAAAATTAACTATATTATTAAGAGAGGTGCATAAGCACCTCTTTTTTTATATTTATAATTGAATCATTAAAATTAATTATTATGGCAATATTTGGAGTAATTTGTTTAATTGTATTAGTAGGAATTGGTATTCTTATTTACTTACAAAAAACAGGGAAAGTAGGCGATAGAGATAAAGATCTAATACCTGATGTAGTAGAAGATACAATTGAAGAAACTCAAAAAAGAGTTAAAGCAGTTAAAAAAGAAGCAAAGCAAGCAAAAGTAGCAATTTCTAAAGCAGCAAAAGAAGTTAAAGATGTTGCTAAA